AGGTTCAAATTGTTAAAGGAATGAAAAAGCACCTAGACACAGATTGGAAGCAACTTAATGAAGAAGTTATTACTATATTTGATGTTATGGAGTCAAATAAGCAAGACTTGGAAGTAGTAACAACTCTTTTCAAAGATGAGCTTGCTAAGTTTGAAAAAGAGAAAGAAAGTAATTATACTTCAGATGACTTTGAAATAATTTCTTATTACAAAGAGGTTATTGAAAATCTTAAACCAGTAGGAATTAAGTAATATGACAAACCTATCAAAAACATACGTTGAGACAGCACAGGATTGGTTAGATAAAAACAAATCAGACTTTGAAGGTGAACCTAAAATCCTTCTTGACTTTGCAAAGTACCTCGACTCTTTCCAAGTACTTGATGACAAAATGCAAATAATTGCAATGCGAAAGTCTAGGGAGATTGACGGTGAAGTTTTATTTGGATTAGCTAATGCCTTGGGTAAAGAAAAAACTCAAGAAATAATAAAAAAAGTTTATGAAAAACACCGACACACCAAAGCTTAATCAAAAATCAATTACATTAAGGCGTGAGTTCTTTGAACATGAAGCTCCAATTCAAGATAGAGTAGGAGAAAGACAGACAACAGTATTTATTTTTACCGGAGTTGATATACCAAAAGAAGGAGGAATATATCGAAAGTATAAAGACGTTCTATTTAACATGAAAGGGTTTCCACAACCTAACCTAATTTATAGAGTAGATATTGTTAAGAAGTACACAATGGCAATAATTGAAAACCTTGCTCAAAAGTGGGTACTTATTCCATTAAGCTTAGCTTTTTTCTATCCAAAGAAGTTGAAAGTTAAGTTATTAAGCAGGTTTATTCAGAGCTATATAAACCTTGCAAATGGATCTCTAGAGAGTGTGTACTATAAAGAAAATTACTACTGTAAATTCTCAAGAGAAATAAGAAAGTCAATCTATGTTTTTCTAACTAGCTATGGAGTAAATTCAGAACTTTCAGAAAACTTTGCTAAAGTAATTGCTACTATATTTGAGCATGATGACGCTTACCGTTTTAGAGTTCAGGATATTTTGAGTGAGATTACAAAAAGGGAACTCTTAAAAAATCCAAAACAAACTCTTGAGAAAATGGTTAAAATCTTCAGTCAGAGAGAACAGCGAGTATTACCAAAGTTTATATCTGCTTTTTATCTATTGAAGTATCTCTTTCTTATGAAGAGTTTTCGTCAATCATTTAGAAAAGCAGTTCTATGGACTGATTTCAAAGAGCTTCAGTTTGATGAAGGAGATAAATACCATGCAACAATTTGGTCAACCTATAACTTTTTTGGTAAAACAGACGAGGAGAGACTTGATATGTGGGTAGAGTATCATGAAGATCTAACATTACCAGAACAAATAGAAATAACTGTATGAGTGGAGATGAAACTATTATTCAATGGATAAAAATTGCACTTGCTATGATAGCTATTATTTTGCTGGTTTCTTTTACAAGAGATGTAATGCAAAAACTTGATGAAATTACAAAATCCCTTTCCACAACAAGTTCGGTTGATGTACCTCTATAACTCATACACTTGTTGGGAGTGTGGAGGTAACGGAAGTCAATCAGGAGGTATGGAGCTTCATCATATTTGGGGAAGAGTATCAGGATCAGCACTAAATTCTGCTCCTCTTTGTAAAGAGTGTCATTCTCATATTGGGCATACAGTTGAAGAACAGCAGAACTACCTAAGAAAGACAATTATATTCTTACTCTCACAAGGCTACATTCTTAACAAGGAAGATAATGACTTTCTTGAATTAGTTAAAAAAGACTTGCGAGGGTTCAAATTAAGCGTATAATTAAGTGATGATTACCATTAAGGAGACAGATATTCAGAAAAGCATTTGCCAATATCTTGAACTTAAACGGTATATGTTTTGGAGACAGAATACTATTCCAGCTCTTAATAAAGAGGGTAAGTTTCGAGCAATGCCAAAGTACTCAAAGAACGGTATTCCTGATATAATTGTTGTGAAACAAGGTCAATTTATAGGTATTGAAGTAAAGAAACCAAAAGGAAAGCAGTCAGAAAATCAGATAAAGTTTCAGAAGGAGCTAGAACTAGCAGGAGGTACTTATTACATAGCAACGTCTATAGATGACTTAATTAAAATAGGATTATGAAAAACAAAAAAGTTGGAAGACCACCAAATAAGACAAATATAGTTACAGTTCAGGTTAATCCTGCTGTAGCTATTTTGAGTAAGTACCTTAAGGAAGGGAAAAAAGTCTATGTTGAGGAGTTTGGAATGCTTGAAGTAAGAAAGATAAACAGTCGAACCTTGTATCACAACAAGTCAAAGAAAACAATCAAAACAAAGGCTAATATTAAGGTTCATTTAACAATAACAGAAACTCTAAAAAATTACCTATGCAACAAATAAGCTGGAGTGTTAAGAAAATGAAGGTAGCAGATCTAAAAGACCTGCAAGACAACCCTCGTAAGATAACAAAAGAAGCATTTGAGAAGCTAAAAGAACGCTTTGCTTCTTCTCGAGGGTTTCACAATGTGCTAAAGATTGATACAAATAACGAAATTCTATCAGGAAACCAAAGCAGACGAGCTCTTAAAGAGCTGAAAGTACTAGAAGTAAACGTGCTAGTACCAGACAGAAAGCTAACAAAAGAAGAAAAGGACGCTGTTATTCTTGAAAGTAACCGTCACGAAGGTACTTGGGACTTTGACATGCTAGCAAATAACTTTGAGACAGACTTTCTAACAGGAATTGGATTTACACTAGGAGAGCTTGGTATTGGAGATAACTTCGGAAAGAACCAAATTGATGTAGATAACATGGCTTCAGGACTAGAGTCTTACATGAACAGCGACATAAAACAGATTGTTTTGTACTTTAAAGGAGATGAGTACGGTGATATAATAACCAGACTGGATCGAATATTACCGAAAACTGGAGCAACTAACTATTCAGAGCTATTGCTACAACTTCTTAAAGAACACGAAGAAAATAAATGAAAAGAATAGAGCTTAAAAACAAAAACTTAGACTACACTAAATTCGTAAAGCGACCAGCTAACGAAACTGATTACGAAGAACTAATAACAGACTCATGTATTGGCTATGAAAATGGAGAAGTAAGGTTTGTTTACATGGAGCTTGATTGGAATACTAATGAAATTGTAGACGCTCTTAAAAGAATAAAATACCTAGAGAATGAGAGATCTGCTGGACTGGTAACACGATCTCGTATCTTTGGATTTAGACCACGAAATGTTATGAGAGGAGATTTCTGTTCAGTAACCTCACTAGCTAAAGACTTTCCTAATGAACACGCTCTTGTTTGCAACCTTGCAAAGAAGATAGAGGACTTATATTTTAATACTGCACCGGAAGTACATAAGAACCATAAAGAGGTAACTGACACTAAGATAAAGGACTCATTTAAAGTTGCTGGAACTATCTTTACTTCAGGTATTATAAACAAAAACAACCCTCTTAAGTACCACTTTGACACAGGAAACTTCAAAAAGGTGTTCTCTTGCATGCCTGTATTTAAGTCAGGAATACAAGGAGGACACCTCTCATTACCAGAATACGGCTTAGGTATTGAACTTAAGAACAATTCTATATTCTTATTTGACGGACAAAGTATTATGCATGGAGTAACACCTATTAAGTACGAAAGCGAGAAGTCTTATAGATTTTCAGTAGTGTATTACTCTCTAAAGAATATCTGGCAATGTCTTGAGATAGATGATGAGCTGGCAAGAGTAAGAAATACAAAAATGCAAAGAGAGCGAAACAGAGCATTTCAGCCACCAGAGTATGCAGAAGCACAGAAAAAGGATCTAGAAAACCAGCGTAAGAGAAAAGCTAAGCTTGAAGACCAATGAGAGAAAAAACAACAACAAACTTAATAGAACTTAACCACAAAGGTATAAAAATGCTTTTAAGACCTTACTCTACAGATGAGAAGGTATTTAACGAGGTGGTAGTTAAACATAATTACGAAAAGAAGTCTTTTAAGATAGAGCCAGAGGAAACATGGCTTGATCTGGGAGCTAACATTGGAACATTTACAAGGTATGCAATAAGCAAGGGAGCACATGTTATAGCTTACGAGCCTGAAATATCTAACTTTAATCTACTAGTAAAGAACCTAGAAGGCTTTGAAGAAAACTCAAAGTGTTTTCAAAAAGCAGTAATTGCTGGAGATAATAAGGAAATGGGACTATCTCTAGGAAAAGACGAAACTAACCACTGGAGACATTCTCTGTATAAGAATAAAAAGGGAGGAGTAGTAAAAGTAGAATGTATAAACATAAACAAAGTTATTACAAGTAAGATTACTGGAATAAAAATGGACATTGAAGGAGGTGAAATAGAGATCTTTGACAAATTAGAAGACTGGAAAAACGTAACTAAGCTAGTATTTGAGTATCACTTTGACATACAACCTAACATGTTTAAGTTCTTTCAACAGATGAAGAAGCTTAAGAAGCACTTTACTGTAGTTGATTATGGATCTATGCCTACTGGAATTGTAGAATATAAGTTCTTTCCACCTGCTAGAACTATATTCTGTAGTAAGTAAAATCACATTATGGTATTATGGTAACTATCATGGAATTAAAAGGAGAAACAAATGTTAAAAATATGATTGGGTATGAGAGTGATATTCACAAGACTACAGAATTTGAGTTATACATTCTTTGGAAGTCATTACCACCTCTAATGAAGAACGCTCTACCAAATAGAGAGGGTACTATTCCAAGAGGTTCAGATATTGCTAGAGCTCTTGGTATAGAAGATGAAACACTTATTGAGTTATCAGATATAAAAACACAAAAAGATTTTGCTCGTGTTTATAATCTTCATGTAAATACTCTAGGAGATTGGAATATTAAGATACGAGAAAAAGGACTTAGCTTACTTCCTGATATGAGAGAGTGGGCTTCTGGTCTATCTCGTAACCTGCTTATGAGTACCTATCAACACGCTATGAAGAAAGGTAACCCACTTTTGATAAAGCTATGGTTTCAACTTATTGAGCAATGGGAGGAAAAGCAACAGGTTGAACATAAGTTTATTCCAGTAACTGAAGTTATTATTACGCAAAATGACAACCTTATCCCACAAAAAACAACTGAAGTGGAGTCAAACAACTAAGCAGACAATTGCTTACGAGTACTTAAAAGACAAAACTACTAGAGAGCTGTTATTCGGTGGAGGTGCTGGAGGAGGTAAAACAGACTTCGGAGTAAGCTTTGGAATTGTTATGAGTATTAGCTATGTAGGTATTCGAGGGTTCTTTGCTCGAGAAGTACTTAAGGACTTGAAAGAGTCTACCTTGCTTACATTCTTTGATGTTGCTTCACGACTAGGACTAAAGGAGGGCTTAGATTATAAGTATGTTACTGATAGTCACATTTACTTTTACCAGACTGGTTCAGTTATTTATCTTAAGGAGCTTAAGTTTCTTCCTTCAGATCCTCAATTTGACCGTCTTGGTTCTACAGAATACACATGGGGATTTATTGACGAAGCTCAACAGATAAATGTTAAAGCGAAAAATGTTATACGTTCTCGTATTCGATACAAGCTAAAAGAGAACAACCTAACACCTAAGCTTCTTATGTCATGTAACCCTTCAAAGGGATTTCTATACACAGAGTTCTACAAACCTAGTAGGGAAGGTAAGCTACGAGCTGATAGACGCTTCGTACAGGCACTTATTGGGGATAACCCTCATATCGATCCAAGTTATAAGGAAAACCTACGTGGACTCGATCCTATGACTCGTGAGAGGTTGGAAAAGGGTAACTGGGAATATGATGACGATCCAGCTAAGCTTATGAACTATGACGCTATTGTAGATATATTCTCAAATAAGCTTATTGTTCCTGAAAATGAAGTACCAGAGAAGTACATAGTCTGCGACGTTGCTCGTCTTGGAGGAGATAGAACAGTAATCTCATATTGGGAGGGTATGAAGTGCAAAAGAATAGCAGGGTATAAGAAAATGCTAACAGTACCAGATCCAAATAACCCTCACATACCTTCCACCGGAAAACTTATAGACGAGTGGAGAACAAAATACGGAGTACAGATTTCTCACGTTCTTGTTGATGAGGACGGTGTTGGAGGAGGTGTTAAGGACTATCTAGGCTGTAAAGGGTTTGTTAACAATAGCTCTCCACTTAAAGGACAGAACTATGCAAACTTAAAGTCACAATGCTACTTTGTACTTG